TGATAGTGAAGCACCTGGTTGTCAGGGTCAATACACCATTCAGGTTCAGGCAACTATGAAAAATCAGTCTGCTTCTTCTTTTACTGGTGAGTTCTACATGGTTATTCTTAACGAAGGCACTTTCTCCATTTCCGAGAACTTTGCTCGTGCTTCACTTGGAAACCTTAACCAGCAGATGGTTCTTATGGCTAAACAGTCCCCTGAACTTCATCACCTAACCTACTCGCAGTTACAGGGTGGTGGGTTTTTCAGCGGTCTTAAAAACATCGTGAATAAGATTGCTCGTGGTGTCGGTGCTGTTGCTAATAATCCTATTACACAGACACTTGTAGGTGCTCTTGCCCCCGAGTTTGCCCCTGCTCTTGGTATGGTAAGTAAAGTAGCAAGTGGTGTTCGTGGTGTAACTGGTGGCGGTGTAAGCGGTGGTCGTCTTTCAGGTGGTCGCAAAATGAAGCGTCTATCTCGCCGTTAAAAAAGTATAGCAAAAAATAATATTTCAATTTTTAAAAGAAAAAAACACATTAGATTTTAAAAATTAAAATTATTTAGCAAATAATATATATTATAAAAAAAAATATTTGTATAATATATAAAATGTCATTAAATCATATATTGAAAGAAACTGTTCCTGATGACGAAAAACTTGATGTAAAGTTTGGTATTGTTGAATGCGATGAAATTATATTTGATAATAATATTAGCGGAAATTATTATGGTTCTGTATCTCCTGTTACAGCAGGTCAAAACTTTGCGTCTGATTTAGTATTAACTAATCCAATTGCTAATATGTGTAATCGTATTGGCGACGCATTTAATGTTGCTTATAGTGGACGTGCTACAATGTCATCTCCTACTGCTCTTTCTACATTTTTTATTACTGCCCCTTATCCTGCTAAAATTAGGGAATTAATTGCTGGTGGTGGTGGTGATATTATTAATATAAACACTTTATTTACAGATGGTTCGGCACATATTTCAACACAAACAACTGATGAAAAAGGGCATCATTTCTATGTTTCTTCATCAGAACCTGCTCCTGGTTTAGAAACAACTCACATTAAAGTTAATTTCGCATCTATTGGTAAAGTCCCTGCTACTACTGGTGGATTTGATATTGAATGGCGATTTCTTCATAATTCTGCTGGTAATCCTCCCCTTTAATTAATGGTTGGGTTCAATTTCTTATTTAAATTGTATTTAGCAAAAAATAAATATATTATTATAATATATAACTCAATGTCAATTAATCATATTTTAAAAGATGTTGTCCCTGACGATGAGAAATTAGATGTTAAGTTTGGAATAGTTGAAGCAGATAATTTAGAAATAACGACTGGAACTTTTGAAAACTTAATAGTAGATAATTTAGGCGTTGATAGTGGTGCTATTATTGAAAGTCTATTAGTAAGAACTGGATTGACGGTTCGGTGTCCTCTTATAAGCGAGGAATTAATTAGAACAACTGAAACGGTTGAAGCGAAAGCACATTTATTTAAAAGTTTTCCATTCCTCAATTCTACTACTATTGGTCCAAACGAGGCAATATCAGGCGAACAATTAGTAAATGGAATGCTTATTTTTGATGATGCCTCTAAAATTAATTTTGATTATAGAATGCCCTATAAAATTGATTTGGATACTTATTTAGGTTTTTCAGGTTCAGAAGAATACGCATTTAGATTTAATGTTGCTATTTTTGCTACTATACCGAGTGGAACTACTTTAAGATTAACCGCAGATGGAACACCTAATAATGGAGTATCTTTTAATTTTACAGGAACATATACGAAACTTCTTCCTCACGTAGCAGGTGAAGAAGATAGTTATAATTTTATTTGCGTTCGTCAATCCGATGGTAATTATATTATTTATGGTTAAATATACTTTTTCTAAAAGTATAAAGTATAGAAAAATATATATTATAAAAAAAAAATATTTATATAATATATAAAATGAGTTTAAATCATATAGTTTATGAAACAGTTGCTGATAATGAAAAACTTGATGTTAAGTTTAAAAATGTTTATTGCGACCAAGTTATAACTGGTTCAGGACCGTCACCAAGTGCCGATGGTTATATTAACGCACAAACTGGTGCGGTTCTTTCAACTCCTACTGCTAATGTTAGTTTAACAACATTCCTTCCTTCTTCTGCTACTGGTATTAAAAATCATTCTACATTTATTTGGACTTTCAAGTTTGAATTACAACTATTAGCACAGATGACTAATTTTTATATTGATGCGAGATTACCTGATAGTATTAAAACTTATTTTGATGCTAATCCTACTGCTTTTACTACTTATCAAATGTCTATAAATGCTATGTCTAACACAATTGAAACAAATACAACGGTTGTTCCTGCTTCTATGTATTATGCGAGTGAAATCGTTAAACATACATCAGATACGGTAAGATTTAGATTTCTTTCTTCTAACGGCAATCAGACTGGACCTGTTCCTAATCAGCAGAATTGTAACGTTCAGATAATATTTAGCGGACCTGCGAATTAATTAAATTATATTTAGTAAAATAAAATATATAAAATATATAATTATTATATATGTATAATTGGACGCCTTTATCTATGGTTCTTCGTCAAGAAGATGCTATAAAAAAAAATAAAGTATCTGTTGTTGCTCGTGGTAAAGATGGTTTCTTAACCGAATATAAAAAATATAAAACTCCTACTGCTATGAAAAAACAAATTGCTCCTGGCGGAAATATTACTTGGGAACAAAAACGAGATGCTTATTTATCTCGTAGTGTTCCACAATATAGAACTAATCCTACTTATCGTCGCTGGTTGAGTTTGGTTGCGTGGGGATATACTAATCCAGTTTTACATGAAAATCACCCTGAATAAATTAAATATTAGCAATAAAAGCAATAGCCATTAAAATTGTAATACTTAAAATAAAATAATCATAATCTGTATCAGGTTTATAATTACATAATTCATTATAACAAGTATTTTCCATTTGTTTTATCATATATAATTATATTATATATTATAAAATTAAATAATTAAGTCAAAAAATAAAACATTTATTAATCTTCAAAATTAGAATATAATAATGTCATAGAACTAACGACATAATCCGCATCAACGCTTTTAAATAAACTTCTATATTCTTTATTACTATATTCACGCATTCTAAATCTTACGCAAACGTGACGTCCGCAAGTGTTAATAGTATTAGCCATTTTTTGAAACCTTGTTTTATTTTGATTTAATTTATAATTTGATTTTTCTATTAAAGCAGTTAAGTGCCCTACTTGTTCGCCATTATGGAGTTGTAAATTATAATCGCTAAACTTTAACTCTTCGTCCATTTGAAAAGCATAAGGGTCAAAAAAATTAAGTGTATTCGCATTTTCTTTAAATATTAAACACCAATGACCGTTATTATTAGTTTTTTGATATAACATTATTATTCCTTCTTTTCCTTGAAAACACGCATCAATTGATTGACATTTTTCTAATTCTTCATATGCTATAACACGACATTTTCCTTCTGTTATTAATTCCATTTGTTCGCCAGTAAGTTCAACAAGTTCTGCCTTTTTGATTAAGTTTTTGATTGAATGCGACATTATATATTATATAAATATTAAATTAATCATCTATTTTAGGGAAATAACATGTTTTTTCTGTGATTACAAACTGCGGAAATGTTCTATAAACACAACACCACCTACTGTCTTGGCTTAAAAACTTTTTAGTTTCATGTTTAGTTAATCCACATTGATTTTGGAGGAACTTTTTTATTTGAAAAACTCCGCTTCCACTTCTTGGAAATACACACACAAATGTGCTTTCGTTTAATAATCTGCGAGTTGAACTATAATTGCTAATAAGGTGTGAAATCCACAACATTCTAACATTATAATGGCGTCCAGTTTCAAGGATACTATCTCGTAACCATTCTATATATCTCAACATTCTTTTGTCTTTTATACTTTCGCAATCATCAAAAACAACTAAACTATTTTCTAAATCTTCTACGGTTATTGGGTCATTTATTAAATGCTCGTCCATATCAACTCTTACTATATTATTATCATCTAATGCGTTGTCTGATGGAATAGGACTAAATACATAAACTTCTTGGTCTTTAAATGTCTTATTAAACTCTTTAATCCATTTTCCTGCGTAATAAGATTTACCTGAACCTGATGGAGCAGATATGTAACCTTTCTCAACTATTTTTTTAAAAGGGATTGGTTGAAACTTCGCATCAGCATCTAATTTTACTTCATCATATGGTTTTTTAACCTTATCTTTATCAGATGGTTCTGCTAAATATAATATTTCTTTATTTTTTATACCCCCATTTATTTTTGCTATTGGCGTTCCAATTTTTTCAAAATTGAAACTCATAAGTTATTTATATAATATAGCAATATTTATTTTATTTATATATTATATAATGATTAGACAAGAAAATATTCACCTTTCAAGTGATAAGCAGGAGTTTAGCAAGTTATACCACCCCAAAGGCAATAGATATTTAAGGGGTTTAGAAAGTTATTTATATCATAAAGACAAAGCACCTATTTCAGAAGCACAGCGTTTAGTCGCAAAAGGGATTAATCCACTCGGTGTTCGTCCAGTTAATGTTAGATTGCCTCTTCCAGCAAACGCAACACCAGCACAGACGCAGGAATGGATTATTAGAACACAGGCTTATTCAAATCCTCGTGTTGATACAGGAGTAAAAGCACCTGATTTTCATTCAGGTCTTCAAACTGGTGGCGTTAATCGTGAGATGGTTCAGCGAAATGCCGTTGGAATGATTTATAATGAAGCCAAAATTGCTTCTTCAAGAACGCAAAAAGTTTTACCTGTTTATTAAAATAAATATATAATATATAAAAATGGAAACGATAAGAAAATCAAGTGCGGATTTAGAACATTATGATTTAGAAAACTTAATCCATTCACCTAAATTATTAACAAGAATGAATAGCAAAGAATTAGAACACGCACACGAAGCAATTAAAGTAGAACAAGAATTAATAGATGTAGAAAACAACTGGAAGTCCTGCTGTCTGACGGTGGATAGAAGAGCATTACAATTTTTTACTCAATTGTCAATTAGTTTAATGGTTATGTCATTATGTATATATAATTTAGTTCAATATCCTGATGATTGTGACAGCAATCAAGTATATATGGGTTTATTAACTATGACAATTGGCGTATATATCCCCACCCCTACTATGATAAAAGAAAAATAATAAAGAAATAAGTCATTTTTTAAAAATATTATTAACAATACAAAATATTCTTATACAAATATATATATAGATATATAAGAATTATAGTAGTTTATTTATTTTTTTTTTACTTTTTAAAATAGAATTAATAAATATTTTATAAATTGACTTAATAAATTAATCACTATCACTTTCAGAATTATCATTATCAACAAACTCACTTATAAAATCAGTAAAAGTATTTCTAATTTTTTTTATTTTTTTATTTAATAATTTATATTCATCAGCGTGTAAATCATCATAATCATTTAATTTATTTAATAATTTTTTTGATTTTTTATTAAAATATGTATTTTCTGTATTATATTTTGATTGTATTTTTAATAGTTCATCTTCGGTAATGTCATTTACATTTTTATATTTTTTAATAATTCTTTTAATATTTACATCAAAAGCATTTAAATATTGTTTAACTTCTCGTTTTACATATTTAGTTAAATCAATTGATTTGTTTTTTTTGATTTTCTTTTCTAAACTTGGTTTTGTTGTTTCCTCGTTTATTAATTCTTTTATTTCATTTAAATAATCGTCTTCATCACCGCTTTCATTATTTTCACTTTCATTATCATTATCTTCATTTATGGTTGGTTGTTCTTCTTTTGTTTCTATAATCTCATTTTCTTCTGTTGCTTTTGTTGGTTCTTCATCTTTTTCATCATCAGTTCCATTATCGGTTCTATATTCATATTCACTATCGCTTATTTCCTCATGTTTTATTTCTTTTTTATTTTGAAGTTTTGCTAATTCTCCTTTAATAATTGAAATCTCCTCACTAATTAATTTATTGTCATTTAAATCGGCGGTCGGCATTTCTATATATATTACTAAATATTATATTTTTAAAAAAAGAATAAATATAATATCAATTTTAATTAGTTTTTTATTTAACATTAATTAAAGCATTAAACTAATTCTTCTGCGTTTTTAACCTTTTTAACCTTTTTAACCTTTTTCATTTTCTTAACTGGGACAGGTTCAGCCTCAGGAGGTGTCATTTCAATTGAACCTCCTTTTTTATAACTTATTTTTGCTTTTTGGAGGCACTCCTTATATGATGTGTCAGGATTGTCAGCACGATATTTCTTTACGTGTTCTAACCACGCATTAGATTTCTTATCCTTTTTAGGTAGGTTGCTTTTAGGTTCAATTACTTCAACCTTTTCTTCAATCTTTACTTCCTTCTTTTTCGCCATTATATAATATACCATAGAAAAATATTCTTTATATAATTAACGCAAAATATAATATTCCTAAATAATTTAATATATTCTTGAAAATGATAAAGAATGACAACTAAATATATTTGATGTTGACGTAGAAATCCATTCAATAGTAATATCTGCTAAATCATCTGCGGTTGTTTGAAATGTTGTATTGTTTATATTATCAATAAACTTAACTTCTTCTAACCCTTGCTGGTCTGTAAAATTAAACTTTAAAAATGTTTTCGCAATAGCAGTTCCAGCATTTCCAGTTTCATAAATTAATATTTCGCCATTTATAGAATATTTTGAACCTTGATTTAAATTAGGTAATGTTATTGTTTCTGTTTCTAAAATTGCTGTTCCTAATTTTGTTTTAATTATGAAATCTTGATTTGCTCCATTTGTTCTAATTTCTCCGTGTGAATATATTTTATATTTTGTTCCTCGTCTTACAGAATTAGCAGGTATTAGATTTGAACCTATTGCCCCAGTTGTATTAAATATTGATGTTTCAGGATTTCCACCAGTTATAATAACATCAGGAGATAATTGCTCGTATGCCCTTATCTCAATATTATTATAAGTAATTGGATTATCAGAATAAATATTACAGCAGTGTATATCACACACATCTATATCTAATCTTTCTGTTTGTTCTTCTAATGGATAAATTAAATGATTTAGTGACATTATATATAATATTAAAATATTTTATTATTATATAATGAATTGTTGCGATTATAAATGTGCTTGTGGTATGACGTTAAAAAACGAAAGAGGTTGGAAGTTTCATCTAACTCGTTGTGACTGTGGAAGAACAAAAGATATTGTTAAAATGGAAAGAATGAAAAGTCCTATTATCAGCACATTTTTAGATAATTTATTTATTTCTACTCAATCCTTATTTATTGAAGATGATTTAGACAGATTTATTAAGTTTTTTAATGAGGCATTATGTAAAATTAATAGACAAGAAATGAGTTATTTTATTAAAGATGTAAAAAAAGATGGGGTTGTTCTAATTAAAGGATTACAGGATTTAACAATTAGAAAAGAAGATGATAAGTATGTTTCATATGAATGGATTAATTTATCAGGTGATGAGTTCTTTAATTATATTATATCTTATTTAAATGAAAGAATTGAGAATATATGTCAAGAAAAGAATATAATTGGTTATAAATTACTAAAAATAGATAATGTTAATTTGTATTTAAGGGAATTAAAGAAATTAAGCAAATAAATATTTAAAATCGGTTTATTAATTACGTAAAAATTGATTTAAATATAATATTTGTATATATTATAAGAATGGCTGACGCAAATATTGTAGTTGATGTTGAAAGCGATGAGATTAAGAAGCAAATTGATGATTTAAAAAATAAATTAAAGACAGTTAAAAAGGCAGAAAAAGAAGCAAAAAAAGATATAATTATTAAGGAAAAAATAGTTAAACCTAAAAAGGAAAAAAAACCACCAGTTGATAGAACCACCTACATGCGTGAGTATATGCGACAATATAAAGAAAATAATAAAACGCAAGAACAAAATAGGAGAAATACAGGATATTATATGAAAAAATATGATATTCCGAAAGAGTTTAAGGACGAGTTCGGAGTTAATACGTGTCGTTGTTGGAAAGCGATTGAAGCGATGAAATATATTAAAAAAGAGTTTCCTGATATATATCCTAAATTATTTCAATATATTTAGGGGATTAAATAATTAAATATTATGTTTTAAATAAAAATAATATTTAATTTTTCTATTATATATTTAAACAAAAAAATAGTTTAAATATAGAATATTATAATATATCATATATATAAATGGAACTGGTTGAAAGATTTAGCAAAAGAAATATTCAATATCTTAATTCATTAACTTGTGGAGATATTTATAATTATCTTAATAATGATATGACTAATCAAGATAAAAAAAATATATATAAAAAAATAAAAGATTTTTGTAAAAATCACATTAAATCTAAATATGAAATTAAGCGATTATATAAACATTCATTTAAATATGGAGATATTCACGAAGGTCGTTTATTTGGTTGTGGAGCAGTTCAGAATATTCCTCGTGATTTTAGAGCAGTTGTTTGTCGTGATATTTCAACGGATATTGATATGAATAACGCACACCCTACAATTTTAAGATATTTATGTAAAAAAAATAATATTTTATGCCCTAATTTAAATTACTATATCAATAACAGAAATGATATTTTTGATAGTTTTGATGCTCCAAAAGAAAACACTAAAAAGTTATTTTTAATTGCTGTTAATAGTGATAAATTAAATAAGCGTGAAAAGAATAAGTTTTTTAAAGATTTTGACAAAGAAATGAAATATATTCATAAAGAATTATTAAAATTAGATGAATATAAACATTATTTTGAAGCGGCTAAACAAAATAAAACTTATAATTGGAATGGTTCGGCTATTAATTGTATTTTATGTAAATATGAAAATAATATTTTACAAGAAATGATTTCAATTATTAATAAACATAATATTGAAATATTATCGTTGATGTATGATGGACTTATGATATATGGAAATCATTATAAAAATACTGAATTAATAAATGAAATGGAAACTCATATTAATAATGTATTTGATGGTTTAGATATGAAATTATCTTATAAATCGCATACTGATATTATTCAAATACCGAAAAAGTTTGATGAAGATGATGATAATAAAGACATTGAAGATTTAAAAAAAGACC